GCGCTGGCGACAAGCCCTGCGACGAACTTTGCGGCTGGCACTGCAACCCTGAGCGCTGGCAGCAGCTTGTTCGTGGGTCAATCGCTGACGTCTGCAAATGCTTGGTTCAGGACCACGCTGCAGGCTGATTCGAACCTGGTCACTTACGCCAAGGACAACCCGAGCGCAAATGCACGATGGGCACTCGACACAGTCGGATCTGATGCTTACCGGCTCGTGATGCAGACCGATGGCAACCTAGTCATGTATCGCAGCAATGGCACCGCAATCTGGGCCACGAACACGGCGCTGCTGGGCACACCAACGGCTGTCAGGCACATGGACTGGCGGCTTGAGAGCACGGTCAACACCGGCCGCGCTGGAGCGTTCTTCTACGAGGTACTGGGCAATGCTGACACCTATGCAGGGCAGTCGCGCACGGCGACGAAGCTGTTCACCGTTGGCACCAAGACTGTAACGCTGAGCTACACGGCAACATCTGTCGAGCTATCGCAGGCCTACAAAGACGCCTTCACTGCGCTGGGCCGGACCGTCAACTATTCATGGACGCAAGGCGCACCAACGATCAATGACGACTACGGCGATCCCAACCTGAAGCCCATGGCTAAGGCAACCGTCAGCGCATCGACGGGCATGTGGCGGGTGAATGAATACTTCAACGCGCAGGTGACCATCAGCAGCAACAACCCATGGCGCAACGGTGACCCTGTCGTCAACCCCGGCACCTTGGGCACCTTTACCAGCGTTGCAGCGGTCTATTACCTGCGGACTGCCAGCGGCTATTCAACCAACTACCTGACGCAGCAGAACGACGCAAACCTGGTGCTTTATCACGGCGGCACCACCACCCCGCTATGGGCTTCTGGTTACAGCACCGCCATCGAGCCACGGATTATTACTGGCACCGTTGACGCGTTGAATGATGTCTGCGGTAAGCGGCTAAGCAGTTGCCGCAAAAGATTTGGCGAGAATGCACAGCTACCGTTCGGGGGGTTCCCGGGCGTTGGAGGGTTCTACGGATGATGAAGTGGCAGGAGGCTGCGGTTGAGCACGCGCTGGCGGAGGCGCCAAAAGAGGCGTGTGGCCTGCTGGTGGTGGTCAAAGGCCGCAAGCGGTACTGGCCCTGTCGCAACCTGGCACAGACGCCACAAGATTTCTTTGTGCTGAGCACTGAAGACTATGCCGAAGCCGAGGATGCAGGAGAGGTAGTCGGTGTGGTGCATAGCCATCCGCGCACACCCGCAACACCAAGCGATGCCGACAGGATGGCCTGCGAGCGTAGCGGTCTGCCGTGGCACATCGTCAACCCTGGCACGCTGCAATGGGAGACCTGCGAACCAAGCGGGTTCAATGCGCCGCTGATCGGACGGCAGTGGGTGTGGGGCGTGAGCGATTGCTGGACGCTGGTGCGTGACTGGTACGCCGAACAGTTTGCGTTGCATCTCCCAGATTGGGAGCGGCCGGAGGTGATGCAGCAGTTCAACGAGGATCCGATGTTTGATCGCTGCTGGGGCGAGGCCGGGTTCGTTGAGGTGGATGTTGAGCGGTTGCAGGTTGGTGATGCGCTGCTGATGTCACTCGATGGCGCAAGGGGCCTGAACCACGTTGCGGTCTACGTTGGCGATCAGATGATCCTGCATCACATTCGCGGGCGGCTTAGTTCACGCGACTTGCTCGGCAGCTATTATTTGAAGAACACCGGGCGTGCGCTCCGGCACTCAAGCAGGTGCCTGTGATGCGATTGATCAAGGTCTACGGCAGCCTGGCGAAGTTCCTAGGGCAGCGCAGCTTCAGGGCAGCGGTGAGTACACCAGCAGAGGCTGTGCGGTTTCTGGTGGCTAACTTCCCAGGCCTGCAGGCGCACATGGCTGAGCGTGAATACAAGGTGAGCGCAGGCAGGATTCAGCTCCCGATCGGTAATGAGCCACAGCAGTTGCACATGCCTATCGGCTCTGCTGATGTGATTCGCATTGTGCCTGTTCTGATCGGCGCTGGTGATGTCGGCAAGATCCTGGGTGGCATTGCACTTGTGGCGTTGTCATTGCTGTTCGCCCCTGGTGGCGCGCTGGCTGGGGCGTTCACGCTTGGATCGCAGGCGGTTTCAATCGGTGTCGGTATTGGTTTGAGCCTTACGCTGAGCGGCGTTGCGTCGTTGCTATCACCCGTGCCGCAGCTTGGCGCCGGCAACGATACAGACGCAGACCCGAAGAAGTCCTATAGCTTCTCTGGCATTCAGAACGTATCGCGCTCTGGTGTGCCTGTGCCGATCATCTACGGCGAGGTGCTGGTGGGCAGCGTCGTCATCTCGGCTGGCTTGACCAGCAATGAAGTTGTGACGGTGGATTGATGACTGACCTGATTGCTGGCGGCGGCGGTGGTGGTGGCGGCAAAGGCGGCGGCGGTGGTGCTGGGTCGGCCAATGTCGCGGCGGATAATCTCGACTCGACACAGATAGCCAGGATCATCGACCTGATCGGTGAAGGCGAGATCGAGGGGTTTCCATCAGGCCGCATCTACAACCGAGGCACGACTGAATACAACAGGGCACTGCTGAAGGACATCTATTTCAACAACACGCCACTGGTGCGTGAAGATGCTGATCCAGCGCAGGAATACGACGCCAATGACTTCAACTTTCGTGACGTTGAGGTTTACACCAGATACGGCACACAAGATCAGACCTATCTGCCTGTCGGCACGTCAACTCAGGAAGAAGTCTCGGTCAACACCAAAGTCACCAAGGCTGTCCCGGTCACGCGCAACATATCTGACGTCAATCTAGACGCCATCAGGGTCACCATTTCGGTGCCAGCGCTGCAGATCTTCAGGAGTAACGGCAACGTTGACGGCACCTCGGTTGAACTGCAGATTCAGTTCTCTTATTCGGGTGGTCCGTTCACAACGGTTCTGACGGACACCATCACCGGCCGCACGGCTGACCTGTACCAACGCACCTACAGGATCAACCTGAGCACACCTCCGCCGGTTGATGTGCGTGTCGTCAGGGTTACGGATGATGCGCCCGCATCTGGCACCAACAATGAGACGGTTGTTGATGAGATCTACTGGGCCAGCTACACCGAGCTGATCTACGCCAAGACTGCGTACCCGAACAGCGCACTGGTTGGCATCAAGATCAACGCTGAGCAATTCAGCAGCATCCCTGAGCGCATGTACCGGGTGCGTGGGATAAAAGTGCGGCTGCCGTCTAATGCGGTAGTTGATGGCGCAACCGGACGCCTTTCTTATGAGGGTATTTGGAATGGCAACTTTCAGGCTGCGCAGTGGACCACCGATCCCGTCTGGATCCTGTGGGATCTGCTCACCAGCAAGCGTTACGGGTTTGGTGATTACATCAGCGCCAGCTCGCTCGACAAGTGGGCATTTCTTGCCGCCAGCCAGTACGCATCTGCGCTGGTGCCTGATGGCCTGACGCTGAACGGCACCGAACCACGGTTCTCCTGCAATGTCAGCATCCAGACCCAGGAAGACGCGTACAAGCTGATCAACGACCTGTGTTCAGTGTTCCGGGCGATGCCGTTCTGGTCGGCTGGTTCGCTAACGATTGCGCAGGACAGCCCCGCTGATGCGATCTACCTGTTCAACCAATCGAACGTCACCGAAGAAGGCTTCAGCTACAGCGGCAGCAGCCTGAAGACACGCAGCACTGTGGTAGCGGTGCGTTACTTCGACATGAACGCAAGGCAGTACGCCTACGAAGTGGTCGAGGATGCTGATTCCATCGCGCGGTACGGGATCCTTAAGAAAGAAGTCGAGGCGTTTGCTTGCACCAGTCGCGGCCAGGCACGGCGTGTGGCCGAATGGATCCTGTACGAGGAGCACAACACCAGCGAGGTGGTGACGTTCAAGACCGGTATCGCCGCTGGACAGTACGTGCGCCCCGGCAGCGTCATCAAGGTCATGGACCCAGTGCGTGCTGGCCGTATCCGTGCTGGCCGTATTGCCGAGTCGATCAGCGCCACACAGGTGCGACTGGACCGCAACGCTGAGCTGATGTTCACCGACAGCGTGCCCAGCACCTTCATCTTTCAGGTGGTGCTGCCGACTGACAGCGCTACGCCGCAGGTGCAGGTGATCAACGGCGCAACGATCAACGGCGATCTAGTCACCCTGCCGACCGCGCTGTACAGCTTGCCTGAGCCTGGCACGCCGTGGATGATCACGCTTCCTGAGCTGTCGGGCCAGCCGTTTCGTGTTCTTACGGTGCAAGAAGAGGAGCAGGGTGACAGCTATGTGATCACAGGCGTTAAGTATGACTTCCAAAAATATGACTATATCGAGCGCGGCGTGCCGCTGTCACCTGTTGACATCAGCGATCTGAACATTCCACCGCCGACGCCATCTGACCTGACGGCAAGCGAGGTGCTGTACGAGTCGAACGGGCAGGTCTTGTCCAAGGTGCTGGTGAGCTGGCGGCCGCAGTCCTCGATCGCGCGGTATGTGTTCCGCTACCGGTACAACAACGGCAACTGGACGACGGTCTTCACGCGTTCGCCTGACCACGAGATCAATAACAGCGACGTTGGCCGTTACGAGTTCGAGCTGCAGGCCGAGAACGCAGGGTTCAAGCGCTCGGGCATTGCAACTGCAGACTTCGATGCACAGGGCAAGACCGCACCACCGGCGACCATCCCGGATCTGTTCATTGCACCGATCGACGACAAGAACGCTGAGCTGTACTGGCCGCAGTCGGTTGACCTTGACGTGCGCATTGGCGGCGAGGTGCGGATCCGGTACACACCAGAGATTGGCGTCAATGCCACATGGGGCCGGGCCAATGACATCGTGCCAGCGGTCAACGGCAGCAGCACCCGCAAGATCGTGCCACTGCTCGAGGGCACCTACCTGATCCGTGCGGTGGACAGCCTTGGCAATGAGTCGGCTGGTGTTGCTGCAGTGGTGGTTGACCTGCCAGCGCCGCAGGATACGTTCCTGGTGCAGGAGTACCGCGAGGATGACGACAGCCCGCCATTCCAGGGCAGCGCCAGCAGCATGTTCTACAGCGCTGACGAGGGCGGCCTTGCGCTAACTGCCACGGGTTTAATCGACGACATCCCCAGTTGGGACGCGATCACAACGATCGACTTTTACGGCAACATCAGCAGCAG